CGTTACTTGGTAAGCCATTTTTGTTGCAGGATTGGCAAAAGTTTATCGTTTATAACTTACTGGGGTTTTATCACAAAGGTACACAAATTCGGCGCTTCAAGGAGGCGTTCATTTACATTCCACGCAAAAACGGAAAAACCAGTTTTATTGCTGGTATTGCGTGGGCACTTGCTCTGTTAGAACGCCAATCTGGTTCAAAAATTTATATTACAAGCGCAGCTTTACAACAATCCTTGCAATCATTTGAGTTTATTCTGTTCAACCTCCGGCATATGGGTGAGGAAGAAAACTTCCGTATTCTTAATAACAACCAGGAACATAGTATTAGCGGGGAGCTTGGTGATGGTTCGATTTACATTCGGGCGTTAGCAGCAAATCCGGATAAACAAGATTCCCTCAACTGTAACATTGGAATCGCGGACGAAATCCATGCATATAAGACGCCGAAACAATACAACATCATTAAAGAAGCGATGAAAGCCTATACGAACAAGCTAATGATTGGGATTACAACGGCCGGTGATGACATGACGTCGTTCTGTTATCAACGCTTGCAATACTGCAAAAAGATTCTTGATGAAACTGTAACAGATGAAGCCTATTTCGTTTTCATTTGCAAAGCAGATGAAGATGAAAACGGAGAGGTAGATTATACAAACCCTACCGAACATGAAAAAGCAAATCCTAACTACGGGGTAACAATCAGACCAGAAGATATGATGAATGACGCGATGCAGGCGCAGAACGACCCTCAGCAACGGAAAGATTTTTTAGCGAAGTCATTGAACGTTTACACGTCATCGATGAAGGCATATTTCAACATTGACGAATTCAAGAAATCGGATCGGAAATACAATTGGACTATCGATGAGCTTGCAAAACTAAATATCGAATGGTTCGGTGGTGCAGACCTGTCAAAATTGCACGATTTGACCGCAGCAGCGCTCTATGGAAACTACAATGGCGTTGATATAGCAATCACTCATGCGTGGTTCCCGATCGTAGCTGCGACGAGAAAGGCAGAGGAGGACAATATTCCTCTCTTCGGCTGGAAGGATGATGGCTGGCTCACGATGACCAATACACCTACTGTCAATCATTCAGATATCGTCAAGTGGTTTGAAAACATGCGGGCGAAAGGATTCCGTATTAAACAAGTGGGCTTTGACCGGAAGTTTGGCCGTGAATTCTTTATGGAAATGAAACGCAAGCGATTCAATATTGTCGATCAACCACAATACTATTACAAGAAATCAGAAGGTTTTAGACGGATTGAAAAGCAAGTGAAAGACGGGAAGTTTTATTACTTGCATTCACAGGCGTTTGAATACTGCGTGCAAAACGTTCACGCAATCGAGAAAACCGATGACATGGTGCAATATGAAAAGGTTGAGCCGACGCAACGTATTGATATTTTTGACGCGACCGTATTCGCAGCGATCAGAATGCTTGAAAATATGGAGAAGTCAGCGACGGCAACGAAATGGCTAAATGGCTGAAAGGTGGTGAGTAAATGGGACTGTTTGATTTTTTTCGGCGTAAAACACGTTCAGAGCCGGAGAGTACAACAAGTTGGTTTTTAACAGCGGATGCGTATGACATGTTAGCTATTCCGGGTTATACAAGGCTATCCAACAATCCAGAAGTAAAGATGGCGGTACACAAAATAGCCGACCTTATATCATCGATGACTATTTACCTTATGCAAAATACAGATGATGGCGATATAAGGATTAAAAACGAGTTATCAAGGAAAATAGACATCAACCCATACAGTTTAATGACAAGGAAAGCATGGATGTACAACATTGTTTACACCATGCTGCTGGATGGTGAGGGGAATAGCGTTGTTTTTCCGAAATATACCACAGATGGATTAATTGACGAATTGATTCCTTTATCCCCATCCAAGGTGAGTTTTATTGATACCGATACAGGCTATCAAGTTTGGTATCAGGGCAAAACATATAACTATGATGAGATATTGCATTTTATCATTAATCCCGACCCAGAAAAACCTTACATGGGTAGCGGGTACAAGGTAGTGCTAAAAGATATTGCAAACAATCTTAAACAAGCCACAGCAACGAAGAAAAGTTTCATGAGTGGCAAATACATGCCTTCTCTCATCGTAAAAGTTGACGCGGCTACCGCAGAGCTTTCCAGTGAAGAAGGTAGAAATGCTGTGTTTAAAAAATATCTCGAAGCAAGTGAGGCAGGACAACCATGGATTATTCCTGCTGAACTTCTCGACGTGGAACAAGTCAAACCCCTCTCGCTCAAGGACATTGCAATTAATGAAGCGGTTGAATTAGATAAGCGGACAGTAGCTGGCATTTTTGGAGTGCCGGCTTTTTTGTTGGGCGTTGGTGAGTACAACAAGGATGAGTACAACAATTTTATCAATTCAACGATTTTGCCAATTGCTAAAGGGATTGAACAGGAGCTTACAAGAAAGCTGCTCATTAGCCCTGATTTGTATTTCAAATTTAATCCTCGGAGCTTATATGCATATGACCTGAAAGAACTTGCGGAAGTCGGTACTAACATGTATGTCCGAGGAATTATGGAAGGAAACGAGGTTCGGGATTGGATTGGATTATCACCTAAAAAAGGATTAAGTGAGCTTGTTATTCTCGAAAACTACATTCCGTTAGACAAAATTGGAGACCAAAACAAGCTGAAAGGTGGTGGTGACAATGGACAGAACGACACTTAAACAGACTAGAAGTTTGCAAACGGATATCACCGCAACACAGGCAGAGCAAGACAATGAAATGTATATTGAAGGGTATTTTGCGGTTTATAACAGCGAAACAGAATTATGGCCAGGAGCATATGAAAAAATTGCTCCAGGTGCATTCGATGAAACGCTAAGCAACGATATTCGGGCATTGATCAATCACGATACTTCTTTGGTTTTAGGGAGAAATAAAGCAGGAACGCTTGAATTGAAAGCTGATAGCAGGGGGCTTTGGGGGCGGATAAAAATTAACCCAAACGATACGGATGCAGTTAACTTATACGAACGAGTTAAAAGGGGTGATGTTGACCAATGTAGCTTTGGGTTCAATATCCTCGAAGAGGAAGTAGAGTTTCGAGAGGATGGCACAGTTAAATGGACTTTGAAGAAAATCGACTTACATGAAGTCAGTGTTGTAACATTCCCTGCCTATGAAGCTACTAGTGTACAAGCACGAATGCAAGAATACGAGCAACATAAGAAACGACAGCTTGAACAAAGAAAAATGAAACTAAAGGAGAGGGTAAGAAATGGCTTTAAAGCAATTGATGTTAACTAAAAAAATTGAGCAACGTAAAGCTGCTTTAAACGAATTGCTAGAAAAAGAGAATGAGTTGCAAACAAGATCAGCAGAATTAGAAAAAGCGATTGAAGAAGCACAAACAGAAGAGGAAGTAAAAACAGTTGAGGAGGAAGTTGAAAAGCTAGAAGCAGAACAAAAAGAGCTTGGTGAGAAAAAATCCAAACTTGAAGGCGAAATTGCTGAACTTGAAGGAGAACTTGAACAACTCAACAGCAAAGAGCCAAAGAATAATGAAAGGGGAAAAGATGTTATGGGAAAACGTTCACGACAAGTTAATCAACAAGAATATTTCACGCGCGAGGTCGAAGAATTCTACAGCGAATTACGTTCACGATTAAAAATGCGTGCAAATGGACAAGTATTACCACCTGGTGAAGCAGGAGCGGAACTTGTTATTCCGGACATTGTTGTTAACCGTATCCGCGAACGCATTGGAGATTACACAACTCTTTATCCTCTTGTAGACAAAATTACAGCCGGCGGCCGCGTAAAACTTATTTTGGATGTTGATACAGGGGAAGCAACATGGCTGGATCAACGCGGGGCTTTACCAGAAAGTGACGATTCAGCATTAACAGCGGTTGAATTCGATGGATTTAAAGTTGGTCGTATTGTTTATATTGACAATTCGTTGCTTTAAGACAGCATTATCAATCTCGATGACTACTTAACAAAACGTATTGCGCGTTCGATTGCCAAAGCTTTGGATAAAGCAATCTTAAAAGGCGAAGGCGCGGCACAAAAACAACCAGAAGGAATTATTCCGAAACTTCCTCCTGAAAACCAAGTAACCGCGGCTCCTAAATACGAAGAGTTAATTCCGTTACTTGGATTAATCGACACAGGAGAAGATGCTAGCGGTGAAATCGTCGCAATTGTACATCGCCAGACTTATTATGCAAAGCTTGCTACTCTATCACTTCATGTGAATGCAGAAGGTAAAGATGTTGTGATGTTGCCAAATCTATCTCAACCGAATTTCTTAGGATTGCGTGTGGTATTTAACAACTATATGCCAAAAGACGCAATCCTTTTTGGTGTGCTCGATAAATATACGCTTGTTGAACGCGAAAGCACACGGGTTGATATGTCGGCTCATTACAAATTTCGCGAAGATCAAACCGCAGTACGTGGGGTAGGTCGTTACGACGGTAAACCAGTTATGCCAGAAGCATTCGTGCTTGTAACGTTGCAAGATGAAGCTCCAGCAGGCGCTTAATCCATCACAAGAGAGGATGGATACAGATGAAAAAGTATGTAGTCATTAAAGACTTCACGGACTTGCAAGATGAAAATCACATTTACCGCGTCGGTGATAAA